TTATAACTTCTGCTGAAGTATCTGTTAAAGCATCACCAAGAAAAGTGTCATCTCCAACAGAACCTACATAATCTTCTATTCTAGCCTTAAAAGTACTCATTAGTATATAAAGTCCTGTAATGGTTGTGGAATAATATCAGGTTTGCCTTCTCTACTATTCCGTGTTTCAATAAATTCTTTTTCAATTTTTTCTGCAATCCCATAATGTCCACTACCAACTTGCAATTGACCATCTAACATTAAAAAATGCGCTAAGGTGTAATGTATGCAAGCAGGTATAAGTTGGTCTTTTAAATCTATACTATCTGAGATTGCATTTTTAGGTAATGGGTTTACATAGTAATAAACCTTTAAACTATCGCCAACATCAGGAGTTTTAGTTAAAAATACTTTAATTCCACTAAAAGACCATGAACCTCCACTTGAATACGCAACTTGATAACTAGCGCCTTTAACTGGTATAGAAAAACTATTAGCATCTACAACTGTTACTTCATGTATAACATCATTTATTTCACTTGGTTCTCCTGTGTCTGGCAACATACCAACAACATCTGTAATCTTTAATTTTCTACCAGATTCTAATCCATGAGATGAACTAGTAACCACTATAGGATTTGCTCTAGTCATTGCAGTAATTGTACCTGTTGTTGCAATTGTTTCTTTTACAAAATAACCAATACTTGTAATTAAATCTTCGTCCATACCCTCTGCATATCTTTTTTCACTAACAAAAGGTATATTCTTACTATCGTTACTGCCCGTCATAGTAACCTTATAAATACGCATGCTAGCATCTTCATTTGAAAGCTCGTAAGCGTTAGTAGCTGACGTAGTAAATGTTTGACTATTAACTTTTCTTGTAGTTCTTGAACCAACCTCTTGTACTTTTGCATCAAAGAACTTTGATATTAAAGGCTCAGTTACAGGAAAACCTAATGCAGACTTAACTAATCCTGCTTCTACTAATTCATATGCTTCTTGATATCTCATTATGCTTTCTTTCTTCTAATACCTTTTACATGCTTTTGTGATTTAGGTGGCATTTTTTTACTTCCACCTTTTCCTGACCAAAAAACTTTATTTGCCCACCATGCAGGAGATTCTTTACCTCGTGCTATATTTTTAGCATGACGAGCTTTAAAACTTTTACGAGCTTCTGGACTATAATTATGACCCATACCTTGAGCGCCAAATCTAATAATTTTTACATTACCACCCTTTGTTCTTACAGCTACAATAGCTTTTTTTGTTGGATGATTTGGAGTTCTCTTAGGTCTGTTTAAACCTGAAAGTCTATATTTTTTAAGTTTTTTCTTTTCAGCTTCAGTCATAATCTATTTCCTGTTTATTAGGGGGCAGATAAACTGCCCCCCTATAAACTATTTTAGACAAGCTTCATGATTGCATGAGTCTGTTCCTGACGAATCTCAGGTCCAATCTCTACTAACCACTCATCTGTTTGACCATCGCTACCATCTTGTACAATATCTCTACGAAGCTGGAAATCAGATTCGGAAAGAACACGAGCGTCAAAGTTGTTGAAGTCAACAGCAACAGCGTAATCTTCA